ATATTGTTTATCTTCTGCTTTGCCTTAAAGACCCTGCTAAATATTTTGGTAAACCTCCAGGCGACTCTATTGATATTCTTAATATTGCTATCAATGCTGAACAGGCTAAGAATGTTTTCTTTAAGGGATTTAAAACCCGTATTGAAAAGTCACCTTGGTTTGTTGGAAAATATACTCCAACCGCAGGTGCAATGACATTTGATAAAGGTATTACTTGTCACTCAGGACACTCTGAGAGAGAGTCTTGGGAAGGTTACAACGTAATTATGGTAATCCTTGATGAAATCTCAGGCTTTGCTACAGACTCAACATCAGGACACGATCAGGCTAAGACTGCATCAGCTTTGTATGATATGTATCGTGCATCAGTAGACTCTCGTTTTCCAGACTTTGGTAAGGTTGTTTTGCTTTCGTTCCCACGCTATCGCAATGACTACATTCAAGAGCGTTACAATGCGGTGATTGCTTCTAAAGAAGTTGTAATGAGACAACACACATTTAAACTTGATGAAGAACTTGAAGGTGATGATGATACTGCAGAAAACTATTTTACTATTGAATGGGAAGAAGATATTATCGAAGCCTATAAGTTTCCAAAAGTGTTTGCTTTAAGAAGACCTACTTGGGAAATTAATCCAACTAGATCTATTAATGATTTTAAGATTTCATTCTACACAAAACCAACAGATGCCTTGTCTCGTTTTGCCTGTATGCCACCAGATGCTGTAGATGCTTTGTTCCGCTCAAAAGAAAAGATAGATGCTTGTTTTAATCAGGTAAATATTGCGGTAGATCAAGAAGGAAGGTTTGCTGCATCATTCTTACCAGATAAAGATAAGCAATACTACATACACGTTGACCTTGCACAAAAGCATGACCACTGTGCAGTATCTTTGTCACACGTTGAAAAATGGGTAAAGGTAAATAGTTTTAATGATAAAGATGTTGTAAGTCCTATTGTTGTTGTAGATGCTGTTAGATGGTGGACACCAACTGCAGAAAAAACAGTAGACTTTAAGGAAGTAAAAGCATATATCCTTAGCCTTAGAGAGCGTGGATTTAACATTAAACTAGTAACCTTTGACCGCTGGAACAGCCTTGATATTATGAATGAACTAATTGCGGTGGGTATGAAGTCAGAAACTCTTTCTGTTGCCAAAAAACATTATGATGATATGGTTCTATTAGTAGCAGAAGAAAGAATTGTTGGTCCTGCTATTTCACTTTTAACAGAAGAGCTATTGCAATTACGCATTATTCGTGATAAAGTAGATCATCCAAGAAAAGGTTCAAAAGATTTAGCAGATGCAGTTTGTGGTTCAATCTATAATGCTATTGCACGAACACCAAAAAATACTGGAGAAGTAGAAATACAAATACATTCCTATGATCAGTTTGTTGATGATTCTGATGTTGATCCAGAAGAATCAAGACCAGGAAATCAAAAAATGCCTATGGACATTATGGACTTTTTGGGAGGACTAAGTGCCATTTGATGATGAAAACTTTTATGAAGAAGACTTTGATCAAGATAGATTAGACGACATTATGAAGTACTTAATAGAGGACGGATACTTGTTAGAAACTGGACTAGATCAAAATGGAGAAGTGTTATATCAAACTACACAAAAGTTTAGCAAAGACTTCCCAGATATGTTTGAAGAACAAATAGCTGAAACTAACATAATTATCTATGAATTATGGATGATGGGTTTATTAGATGTGACGGTAAAGGAAGATGTTAATGATTGGGTAGTAATAGTCAATGATAAAACAATGAACTGTGACTTAGGTCCATTAACTCAAGACCAAAAAAATGTAATTTTACAATTAAGATATAAGACTTTGTATCCAAAAGATGATACAATTTAGTGTCAAAAACTATTGACATTTTAGATAAAAGAAGGTAACATATAACTATGGAAACAACATTTGAAGATAAGGTTGCATATGTAGCAACATCGTTCTATCGCCGTTTTGACGATACCGAAGAGGGCTTTGATGCCACTAACGAGTACCCATCAGTACTTCGTACAATTTTTACTCGCAATGATATGGCAGGTCCTCTTGCTCTAGCATTATTTAATGGAGACATTGAACTAAAGGGTGATAGTGCAAAGAAGTGGATTGAAGAGTCTTTCGACATTCTTACCGCAGTATTTGGAGATCCAAATATTAAAGAAGAGGAAGTTCCAGAAACTCCAACTCTAGAAACAAAGCCCAAAAAAGCTCCTGCAAAGAAAGCAGCAGCAAAGTCTTAAGTAGGTTAGCCTCGTTGGTCTAGGGGTTAGGACGCTTCCCTTTCACGGAAGAGATCAGGGGTTCGATCCCCCTACGAGGTACAGCAGTGTGTGTTAGCCAGTTGCACACATTCCCACATGTTAGGTGGCATGGCAAACTGGCAATGCGAATGTTGCATAATGGTAGTGCTCCTTCCTTCCAAGTAGGTGGCGAGAGTTCGATCCTCTCCATTCGCTCAAGGGAAAGAGATTGGCATAATATAACTTGCTAGTCTCTTTCCTTCTATCCCCAATAGCTCAATCGGCAGAGCGTCAAACTGTTAATTTGAATGTTCCTAGTTCAAGTCTAGGTTGGGGAGCTCGGAGGCAGACGTTCTACAATTACCTAGAAAGGGTTAAAATGAAAAAGGCATTAGTTACTGGAGTTACTGGACAAGATGGTTCTTACCTTGTAGAGTTTCTTTTAGAAAAAGGATATGAGGTTCACGGACTTAACCGTAGAACATCAACCCCTAATGATGATAGGGTTAACCATTTATCAAAAACACCTAACTTTTTTATGCATGACGGTGATCTTACAGACTCAGGTTCACTTACAAGACTAATTAGTTTAATTAAACCAGATGAGATTTATAATCTTGGTGCACAATCACACGTTGGACTATCTTTTGATTATGCAGAAGTAACTGCAGATATTAATGCTTTAGGACCACTTCGTATTCTTGAGGCTATTAGATTACTTGGTCTTAATACAAAGTTTTATCAGGCATCAACATCTGAACTATATGGATTAGTTCAAGAAATCCCACAAAAAGAAACAACACCTTTCTATCCAAGAAGTCCTTATGGCGTAGCCAAATTATATGC